TGGGGTTGGGCAAGGGCTTGATCGACCTCTTGTGTTACGGGCTTGAAGAACTCAGCAGAATCCGCAAACCCTGCCGCCTCAACCAGTTTTCCGAGCGTTGCACGATATTGCGAGAGCGACACTAAAGGATTGTTTGGCCCCAACATTTGGAGCATCTGCTCTTGCTTTGAGAGAACCATTGAGAGCATGGCCATCTTTTGCTCGATGTTGCCTGTCCCAAGACCCACATTCACTGAGACATCGTATTGGTTCGACCACTCTCTCGGATCGTATTGGACGTACTGCCCACGCATCCGCAGGATGACTGCCTTGTCCTGGTACTTGCATAAGAGATGTAAGAGTCCTTTGAATAAGTCTTTTACACCTGTCTCAGCAAAAACACGAGCAATGAGTTCGATCTTGCCCTGTGATGCTTGTGTGAGCGCCGCAATTGCCGCAGCAGTCACGTTCTGCAAGATGTTGGGGTCTAAGCCCTGGGAAGCCTCTGTAAGACCCGTTCTCTTGGCTTGAACCTGGTCCAGGTATTCAAGAAGCGGGAAGGCTTGCTGGCCGACAGGAGGTGTTTGTATCGGGACTAGAGCGGCAGGATTCTTGAGCCTGACCACACCACCAGGCGTAACGCTTAAGAGGTCATCCAGGTTGACCTGACCTTCGACAGCACCCATTCGGGTATTGTTCTGCAGGTACATGTTATCAAGCATCTGCCTCGTTACAGTAGTCTTGATAAGCTGGAGATCGACTGTACGATCAGCAGGACAATCCCCAAAAAAGCGATGAGGTATCGGAATAGGGCAAATAGAGTAGAACGGAACGTAGTCGGTTTCTTCATTTGCAAGTATCTCGTTCCCAGAGAAGTAAACCTGCCTTAGCTCCGCAATCCCATCTCCGTCATAGTCTGTCTTTAGGTAGCACTCAAACACCTCAACCGTCTGCATCGACTTATCGAGACTGGGCTCCATGAAGGGCTGCTCGTCTCGGTTGTATCTTGCAATGTACTCGGCAGAGAACTCTAGGTCGTTGTATACCGGCAGGTTCATGATGATCTCGGCATCGAACCCCATCGCAATCAGGTCTGACCTCGTGATGAGCTTTCTGTGAGCGACAAATGGCGTGTCTCTTACGGTCTTGCCTGCCTTAGAGATCAGGAACTCCTCTGGAGGCACATTCTCGATCTTGACCCTGCCTGCCTTGGTCTTTCTCATAAGGGCTACGTTATGGACACGCATGATCTGCCCGTCCATCTCTTGCTCTATCGTCTCTTGACCTGCGATCTCCATCGTCCCATCAGACAAAAGCATCGCAAGTTCATCGTCCGTCAGGTTTGCGTACTGCTCCTTATTGACCGAAATAGAATCATCCCAGTAAGCCTTGACGATCCCGACCTTCTGAAGGATCGCGTCCTTAAACCAATCGTGCATGATTGCAATACCTGGGTTTTGCTTCATCAGCACCCAATTGCAGTATTCGGTTGCCTGCTCTGCTAATGGCTCATCGCCTGGTCCTACAGGCTCGAAAACACCGATCTGATCCGCAGAGGTGAACAAACGCATGAGAGGTGGAAGCATCCCGTCCACAGCCTCTGCAACCTCACCCGTAACAATCTGAGACCTGCCCTCGACCTCGTTGCCGTACGGGTCCCTCATGTACGCAGTGAGCGCGTTCTTGCGTTGCTCGACGGTCTCTGTCTCTAAGAAACCAATGGCGTTGTCGATCTCGCCTTGTAGGATTGCTTTCAGCCGACCATCATCCATTTCAGACCACCCAAGATACGTTAGGTTTCAGAGGCTTGGACCAACTTGTTGTCTCATTCATCCCGACCGCCAAATACCGAAATGCGTCTGCTGCGTGAGATGCCCAATCGTGAAGAGGCTTGTCCCAGTAAACTTGACGCTTATCGTCGTATTGTCTCCGATAATTGCGTAGCGCGTCCACACCACGTTTAGTCTTAGGGTCGAACCAGCAGTAAGGAATAAGCCTTCTCACGGCCTGTATCCCGTCATCCACGCCCATCCTTGGGACTATCGTGATGTTTAAGCCTGCCTCTTGTAGAAGTTCGAGCCTCGATCTGCCTGAGCCTAATTCTCTGACTTGTACGTCATGCGGAAGTAATTGCTCTGCAAGCTCGTAGTTGTTCGTCCTGAGCCAGTTCACATACCAATCTAAACCCTGACCGTGGTTCTCAACGAAGTCGATAAGCCTTGTCTCTAAACCTACTCTCTGGCAGACCCAGATAGCAGTGGAGTCGCCTATCCCTAGATCCCACGCGCAATAAGTCTTGGCTATACCATCTACAGGGATGTCATGGAACCTTTCAGACGGTAGCTCATTGAGAAGCTGCCCGTAGTAAGCACCCTCGATGGCTGAGTCGAAGGAACACTCAAACTCTTGCAGGTACTTATCGTCCCCCATCTCTGATCGAGCTGCATCGAGTTCAGATTGAGGAATAAGACCTGTTTCTGACGCTCTGAACTCAAGCATGGCCCAATCGTTATGCTCTGCTGCATGGTCTCTCAGGGTCTTAAAGTGGTTGTTTCCCTTTGGGGTTCCGAGGAATAACGCCCATCCCATCCTGTCTGATAAGGCCGGACGAACCACTTCCGACCAAATTTTAGGGTTCTGATCCCCGAATTCGTCGAATACAACCCCGTCAAAATACTGTCCTCTAAGAGAGTCTGGGTTATCAGACCCCGCAAGCTGGATGCGTCTGCCCCAGAAATCAACCCTAAGTTCCGCAATATTGGCAGTGGCGTTAAGGGGCTCGGTAAACTTGAGCAAGTAATCCCAGATGACTCGCTTGGTCTGAGAATAAGTAGGCCCGATAAACGCATACCTGGGAGCCTCCTTTTGGTTTGTGATCGCATCTCTTATGAGATGGTTAACCGCACTAACCGATTTCCCTAATCTTCTGTGAGCAACTACTACCCCGAAACGCTTTTGCTCTAACGCGCTATGGATTGCAAGCTGTTGCGGCCTCGGCGCGTAAGGAATAATTATTCTGGTTGCGCCCATGTCACTTGCAAAGCAACTGGTTGCCCGTCCTGTCCCGTTACCTCTGTCCTTGCTAACTTAGGTATGTGGTACTCGATAGCCCTGAGATAAATATCGCAAGCCTTTTCTGGGCTCTTCTGCGCTACTTCATCTAGCCACATAGCAAAACGAGGTGCGTTTAGTTCCGCCATCTTTGCAATGGCTTCCCTAACTGCCGCAGTAGATTTGTTAGGCGCACCCTTCGGTCTGCCCATTCCTGCGTTTGGAGGAATCCATTTATTTTCCACTGTATTTTACTATCCTTCTGTTGTTACCGTGCAACACCTTGACCAAGCAATCCTGATCGTCTTAGCTCTTCTTCATCTATGACTACAGGCTTACCGTTTACTTCCATAATCCTTAGCTTGCTTTCTTCTCCTGGGAATACTACGAAGTTACTTGTACCGCCTTTAGTACGAGATCCTTCGTCTAAATAGCGAACCCCAGGTATTCCAGCCTGTTTTAATTTAGCCTCTGTTTGGCCGCCTTTCCCAAAAACATCAAAAATAGTTTTCCCAGGCATATCCCATATGTTTTTGTAAATGCCTTTAGTCAATCCTCTACGCTCAAGATCAGCAAAAGTATCGAGAATGGGCCTTCCGTTTTCATCTATGAACTTCTTTACTTCTGGTGACTGCTGACTCAGCGGCTTATCCCAATCTAGCATCTTTGCTATTTGTTCGTCTGGTAGATCTACTGTGTAAAGGGAGCCTTTAGTTGACTCTGAATAAACAGGTAGTTTTCCTGACTTTATGAACGGCAGTTCTTCTTGTTTAGATTTTGCTAGCTCATCAGCCCACTGAACATTTCTTGATTTGAGGTCTTTTATTTGCTGGTTGTAACTAGCTACTATGTCTTTAATTGCTACATCACCGCCTCTTTGTTTTACTTCAAGTGCCGCACGATGAGCAGGATTTGTAGGATTGAAAGGCTTACCATCAACCAACATATCGAAATCAGACAAACTCTCTTGATATTGTTTAGCTACCGCAGGGTTCTCGGCAAAATAAAGGCCATGCCCGTACGCTTGTGCGCCTTCCCCAGTTCCTATTTTTTTTGACTCAAACTTACTAAACCTATGCGGCGAACCATGAAACACAGTAAGCGGACTCAACAAACTTCCTGCTCGCTGTGCGCTTGCCATCGTAGAAGCAGCAGCAAAGGGTAATACCGACCCGTACAGTTGACTAGCAACACTTGCTTGCTCGCCTAGTCTGTAAGCCTCAGACATCTTCTGAGCCTCTGGGTCCATCACCGAGTAAGTAGGTTGCCT